TAGGGCCAGACAAATATTCGCCGAAGGGCGAGTGCCAACAGAACTAGAACTCCAACGACCCGCGCTTGTTATAAAGTTAGAATCACTACTAGCTAAGTACGACGAGCTATTTATTGAGGATGCTAATCAGATAAGACGCTATGTCACTGGGAAGCTCATTGAGGAGTCTGAAGAAAGCGCCCGCCCCAGCGACAGAATTAAAGCCCTAGAACTACTAGGCAAGATCAGTGATGTAGGGCTATTTGCCGAACGACACGAGGTCGTGATAGAACACAAAGGGACTACAGAGCTAGAGAACCTCCTCAGAGCTAAGCTGAACAACATCATCGAGGTAGAAAATATCGGGGCTGATAATGCCCAGTGAACTACCTGTGGCCCCGAAACTAACAGCGAAAGATGCTAAACATCTGCTGGCTAACCTGAATAAGTTCTCAGTATCAGAGCAGACAAACATCCTGCGGATTGTTACTGAGTTGTCGTCCCGGAAGTATAGTGATGAGTGCCGACACTCGCTGTTAGCCTTTTCTAAGGCGATGATGCCGGAGTACATGGTGGGTACTCACCACAAACAACTAGCGGACCTGCTGGAAGACATGGCCTACGGGCGCAAAGATCGAGTCACCGTGTCAATCGCCCCCCGGTTCGGGAAGTCACAACTAACATCAATCTTTTTTCCAGCGTGGTTCATAGGGAACTTTCCCGACAAGAAGATAATGATGGTGTCACATACGTCAGATCTGGCGGTGGATTTTGGGCGGAAGGTGCGGAATCTGGTGGCGTCCCCGGAATATAGTAAGATATTTCCAGATGTAACACTAGCAGCGGATAGTAAGAGTGCTGGGCGGTGGTCTACAAACCTCGGGGGCGAGTATTTCGCGGTTGGTATAGGTGGTGCGATAGCCGGGCGGGGTGCTCATCTGCTGGTGGTGGACGACCCTCATAACGAGCAAGATATTCTGAGTGGGAACTTTGATGTGTTCGAGAAGGCCTACGACTGGTATGCATACGGTGCCAGAACCCGGCTAATGCCCGGGGGATCCGTAGCAGTTGTGGCTACGCGGTGGGCGGAGAACGACCTGATTGGGAAGCTGCACGAGGATATGGTCAGAAACCCGGAGTCAGACCAGTGGGATGTAGTAGAGTTTCCAGCGTTACTAGAGAAGGTAGATGCAGCGGGGTCCCTGCCGGAGAATGAGAGGGTAGTGTCGCTGTGGCCGGAGCAGTGGGATGTGAAGTCCCTGCTGAGAACTAAGGCGTCAATGCCGTCATTCCAGTGGTCGGCGCAGTACATGCAGGAGCCCACGGCGGCGGAGTCGGCCATAATAAAGAGGGAGTGGTGGCAAGAGTACATCGCGGCGGACCCTCCGGTGTGCGAGTACATAATAATGTCGCTGGATGCCGCAGCAGAGAAGAACAACCGGGCGGATTTCACGGCGTTGACTACGTGGGGGGTGTTCTACAGAAACGACGAGAATGGTGAGAAACAGGCGGCCATAATATTACTAAACAGTATTAAGCAGAGGCTAGAGTTTCCAGAGTTAAAAGCGTTGGCATACGCGGAGTATAAAGAGTGGGAGCCAGATTGGTTCGTGGTGGAGAAGAAAAGTGCGGGGACGGCGCTGTACCAAGAGTTGCGGAGGAGTGGGTTGCCGGTGCAGGAGATAACACCCACGCGGGCTAGTGGGGACAAAGTAGCCAGACTAAATGCGGTGTCAGACATATTCGCGTCGGGCATGGTGTGGTACCCTGTCAACAGAAGGTGGGCTGAAGAGGTGGTGGACGAGGTCTGTGGGTTCCCGGCGATGCCGCACGATGACTTGGTGGACAGCACAGTGTACGCGCTGATGCGGTTCCGCACAGGGGGATTTATTTCACTGCCGTCTGACAGAGATATGGACGAGGACGACTATTGGCAGCCACCTAGAGCTGCGTACTATTAATAAGTGAGGGTATTATGGCTGTAGAAAAAGCACTATATGGAGCTCCGCAGGGGCTTAACGGCTCCGCAAGCGCGGAAGAGGCGCTGGAGATAGAGATTGTCGACCCAGAAAGCGTGACTATAAGTACGGGTGATATGGAGATGACAATAATGCCCGGAGAAGAGGACGAGCTTGAGTTTGGGGCTAACCTCGCGGAAGAGCTGGAAGACGACGTGCTTGGAGAGATTGCTGATACGCTGTTAGAGGCATACTCTACGGACTTAGATTCGCGGGCGGACTGGGAGAATACACTAAAAGATGGTCTGGAGCTGTTAGGGCTGAAGATAGAGGACAGAAACGAGCCGTGGGAAGGGGCATTCGGGGTTTATCACCCGCTGTTAGCTGAGGCGGTAGTAAAATTTCAGTCTGAGACTATAGTAGAGACATTCCCACCGCAGGGGCCGGTCAAGACACTGATACTCGGGGAAGAGACCCGGGAGAAGACAGAATCGGCGAAGCGGGTTAAAGAGGATATGAACTATCAGTTGGTCTGTAAGATGACTGACTATAGATCGGAGCACGAGAGACTATTGTGGAACTTGCCGATAGCGGGTTCAGCGTTCAAAAAGACCTATTTTGACCCGGCGCTAGACCGCGCGGTGTCTCAGTTCGTCCCGGCGGAAGACTTTGTAGTTAGTTATGGGGCGTCAGATCTAGTCTCAGCGCAGAGATACACTCACAAGATGAAGAAAGCCCGCAACGAGGTGAGAAAGATGCAGGTCAGTGGGTTCTACCGAGACGTTGAGCTGGGTGATCCTGTAGCAGACAGAGACGACATAGCGGATAGTAAAGACTCACTGGGAGGATATACTTCAGATAGTGATGACCGTTACACGCTGCTCGAGGTCCACTGCGAGTTAGACTTAGAAGGCTTCGAGGATACAGACAAAGAGGGCGACGAGACGGGTATAGAACTGCCATACATCGTGACAATAGATAAGGGGTCTAATACAGTCCTGTCTATATATAGAAACTGGCGGGAAGAGGACGAGAAGAAGCTAAAAAGAATACACTTCTCACACTATACTTATATACCCGGGTTTGGGTTTTATGGTTTTGGGCTTATTCACCTCGTCGGTGGGTTCGCCAAGGGCGCTACCTCAATATTGAGGCAGCTTGTGGACGCAGGGACGCTGTCTAACCTCCCCGGAGGGTTCAGAACCCGTGGGTTGAGAATAAAAGGCGGGGATATGCCCATAGCACCGGGGGAATTCCGGGATGTGGACGTGCCTGTAGGCACAATACGCGACAATATCATGCCGTTGCCGTTCAAAGAGCCATCCATAGTGCTCTACCAGCTCCTTGAGAACATAGTGGCTGAAGGTAGGAGATTTGCGGCGGTAAGTGACGTGAATGTCGCCGATATGCAGCCAAATGCGCCAGTTGGGTCAACTCTAGCGGTCTTAGAACGCACTTTGAAGACAATGACGGCTATTCAGGCGCGGGTTCATGCGGCTATGAAGCACGAGTTGTACTTATTAATGACAATAATGCGGGATAACGCCCCTGCAGAGTATGAATACGACGCTCACGGCAAGGAAGGGGCTCAAGCTAGGGCTAACGACTATAGTATGGTGGAGGTGATACCCGTCAGCGACCCTAATGCGTCCACTATGAGCCAGAGAATAGCGCAGTATCAGTCCGCGCTACAGCTAGCGCAGTCAGCACCGCAGTTATACAACCTGCCGCTACTACACAGGCAGATGATAGAGACTTTAGGCATTAAAAACGCTGAGAAACTAGTTCCGATAGAGGACGACCACGTTCCGATGGACCCGGTCTCTGAGAATATAGCAGCGCTAACTGGCAAACCGCTAAAAGCGTTCATACATCAGGATCATGAGGCTCATATAGCGGCTCATATGGCGTTTGGGCAAGATCCGAAAGTTCAGCAGATGTTAGAAATGCAGGGGCCAGCTGGAGCGGCGGTATTAGCGGCGGGCATGGCGCATCTAAACGAGCATTTAGCGTTTAACTACAGATCTCAGATTGAACAACAGTTGGGAGTGGCACTACCGGCGCCAGATCAGCCGTTACCTAACGAGACTGAAGTTCAGCTATCTAAGTTAATAGCGGAAGCTGGGGGGCGTGTATTAGGTATAAATACCCAAGAGATTCAGGCAAAACAAGCTCAGCAGAGGGCTCAGGACCCTGTAGTCCAGATGCAAGTGCAAGAGATGCAGCTCCAGC